GTACCAACCGTGGCGGTGCACGTATCGGCGCGGGCGCAAAAAAGAAGCCCTTAGCCGACAAAATAACCGAAGGTAATCCCGGCGGCAGAAAACTGACTGTGATGGAATTTCAAGATGCAGCAGATCTCAAAGGCCTTGAAATGCCTGAACCAAACAAAATGCTTGAGGCCATACAAAAAGACGGAAAGACGCTCGTCGCGAGCGAAATCTATAAATCAGCTTGGACTTGGCTGAACGAACGCGGCTGTGCAGTGCTTGTCGCTCCCCAGCTTTTGGAGAGGTACGCCATGAGCGTGGCCAGGTGGATTCAGTGTGAGGAAGCAGTCACTGAATACGGCTTTCTGGCAAAGCACCCAACAACAGGCAATGCCATTCAGAGCCCATATGTGGCAATGGGTCAGAACTACATGAATCAAACAAACCGCCTATGGATGGAGATTTTTCAGATCGTAAAGGAAAACTGTACCGGCGAGTACAGCGGTGTGAATCCGCAAGATGATGTGATGGAGCGGCTCTTAACCGCCCGGAAAGGAAAATGATATGGTAAAATACAAAACTTCAGAAAGTGTCTGCAAGGGTCACCCGGATAAACTCTGCGACCTGATTGCCGACAGCATTCTTGATGCGTGTCTTCGCAAAGATAAAACTTCCCGAGTGGCCTGCGAGGTCATGGCGACAAAAGGCAAAATCATCGTAGCGGGCGAAATCACCTGCTCGAAAAAAGTAGACATCCGCTGGGTGGTCCGTAGAGTTCTTGAGGAGGTCGGCTACAACCCTTGGAAATTCATAGTGTTTGTATTCGTTCACCAACAAAGCAAGGATATCGCTGGTGGTGTGGATCAGGCGCTGGAATCCCGCACTGGAGATACCTCTTGGTATTCCATGCTCGGCGCTGGCGATCAAGGCACTGTTTATGGCTATGCTACAGATGAGACGTTAGAAAAACTTCCACTCCCTCTCGTATTTGCTCATGCCATTTGTCAAAAGCTCGATAGCACCATGAAAAACGGCATCATCAAGGGCATCGGTCCTGATGGCAAAGCCCAGGTCACAGTTGAGTATGAAGATGACAAGCCTAAGCGCATCAAAACGATTATTGTCTCTGTACAGCACCGCGCTAATAAGGATTTAGAGATTCTTCGCAGTGAGATCATCTCCCAAGTGCTGTGGCCGGTGTTCGAAAAATTCCCATTTGATGATGATACTGAAATTCTCATCAATCCCTCTGGCCGTTTTGTCGAGGGCGGACCTGCAGCTGACACCGGTTTGACCGGTCGAAAGATAATGGTCGATAGCTATGGCGGCCTTGCTGCTCATGGCGGTGGTGCATTCTCCGGCAAGGACCCGACGAAGGTTGACCGCTCCGGTGCCTACATGGCAAGGGCCATCGCAAAGAACATCGTCCGTTGCGGCTATGCCAAACGCTGTCAGGTGGCCATCTCCTATGCTATCGGCAAGGCTGATCCTGTTGCGGTTGAGATAGATACCTTCGGTACGGGTACTGTCTCTGATGAGATTCTTCGCAAAGCGGTCCTCGAAGTTTTTAACCTCCGTCCAGCGGCGATCATCGAGGCACTGAGTTTGCGAGATTCCATCTATGCAGATACAGCAACCTATGGCCATTTCAGCGGAACGCTTTCTCGCTGGGAATGGCTGGACCGTTATAACGAACTAAGAGAGGCGGTAAAAAAATATGCTGATTGAGAAAAAGAAAACCGCCGAGCTTCTACCTGCGGACTACAATCCCCGCAAGGACTTAAGGCCCGGCGATCCGGAATACGATAAGCTGAAGCGCTCAATTGAACAGTTCGGATACGTCGAGCCGGTCATCTGGAATAAGGTGACCGGCTGTGTTGTAGGTGGGCATCAGCGTTTAAAGGTGCTCATCGACATGGGCATCACCGAAGTCGAGTGCGTAGTGGTCGAAATGGATGTCGAGAAGGAAAAAGCTCTCAACATCGCACTGAATAAGATTTCTGGCGAATGGGATAAAGAAAAGTTGGCTCTGCTCATTGCAGATTTGCAGGGTGCAGACTTCGATGTATCGCTCACAGGCTTTGACCCCGCTGAACTTGACGATCTGTTTAAGGATAGTATCAAAGACGGCATCCACGATGATGATTTTGATGTAGAAGCAGAGCTAAAGGAACCTCCGATCACCAAGCTCGGTGACCTCTGGACCCTTGGTCGGCACCGACTGGTCTGTGGCGATAGCACCAAAAAGGACACCTTTGATTTGCTGATGGCCGGAGCCAAAGCCAATCTCGTGATCACCGACCCACCTTACAACGTCAACTATGAAGGCAGTGCCGGAAAAATCAAAAACGACAACATGGGTAACGACGCCTTCTACCACTTTCTGCTCGATGCCTTTACAAACACCGAAGCAGTCATGGCAGATGACGCCAGCATCTATGTTTTCCACGCCGACACCGAAGGACTGAATTTCAGGAGAGCCTTTGTGGATGCCGGTTTTTATTTGTCCGGCTGCTGCATCTGGAAGAAGCAGTCGCTGGTTCTGGGACGCTCTCCATACCAATGGCAGCATGAGCCTGTGCTCTATGGTTGGAAGAAAACCGGAAAGCATCAGTGGTACACCGGCCGGAAGGAAACCACCATCTGGGAGTTCGACAAGCCTAAGAAAAATGGCGATCACCCGACCATGAAGCCGGTCCCGCTCTTGGCGTATCCGATTATGAACAGCAGCATGAGTAACACCCTGGTGCTTGATCCCTTTGGCGGCAGTGGTTCAACACTCATCGCCTGCGAACAGTCTGACCGCTCCTGCTTCACCATCGAGCTCGACGAGAAGTTCTGTGACGTTATCGTCAAGCGCTACATCGAACAGGTCGGCTCTGCTGACAAGGTTTCTGTCCAGCGTGATGGTCTGCTCTACTCCTATGCAGAGGTGACAGCCACCAAGGACAGCCATGCCTGACAATAGCATTTCTTATGATGATCGGCTCTTCCTCCGACTCGATTTGGCACATATATTTCTCGAAAATCACTTGCTATATGGTGCCTTTAGAGTGATGTATGTACATACCAAAACGATAGGAGGTTTTGAAAATGGAAATCAAGTACAACGTAACCGGACCCGACCGCAAGCGATTGGTACAGGCCATCGCCCAAATTCTCGAAAGCGATGCCAAGTACCTCGGTGTTCCATCCTGTGCTTATCAGGTGGACAACTTCACCATCAGTAAGGACGGCATTCTTTCCTTCGATGACCACACCAACAGCGGCGAAGCTGAGCAGCTTATCGAGCGCCTTTCTGAAACTGGCTTTGAAGCTGAGATCGAGGAAATCACAGACGGTCTTTGCATCGAGCTTCCGCTGAAAGACACCACCGAAGCGGCAATTGACAACCTGCGCAGGATGGTGGACAGCAAAGCAACTCTTATAAAAAAGGCACTCGGTGCAGACAGCTTGGAAATTGAGGTCACCGAGGAGCGTATCCGCTTCCCTTGGTTCGATCGCATTCCGGAGCCTGAGGTCATCAGTGCAACTGCTCATTTCCTTGGGCATATGCTTGATGCAGCCAAGAACCATAAGCGTGTGACTGCCAAGGAAAAGGAAACCGACAATGATAAATACGCCTTCCGCTGCTTCCTCCTTAGACTCGGCTTCATTGGCGATGAGTTCAAGGAAACGCGCCGGACGCTTCTTCGGAATCTGACCGGCAGCGCCGCATTTCGAACGGGAGCCAAGAAAGGCTTCAGCGCAGAGGAACTGGACGCCGCTACCGACGACCCCGCTGTAGTAGACGCGGTAAATGCCCTACTGAATGGAAAGGAGGCAACTGATGATGAGATTTCCGAATAAAGAAGTAGTTGAGCGCATCCGCCGTCAATTTCCGGTCGGTTGCCGCGTTGAGCTTCTTCGCATGAATGATGTGCAGGCTCCGCCCATCGGCACCAAAGGCACCGTAATCGGAGTGGATGACACAGCAAGCATCATGGTTAGCTGGGACAACGGTAGCGGACTTAACGTGGTCTATGGCGAGGACCTTTGCCGGAGGTGCGACGATGACCGATAAGGTGCGCAAACAGATCTTGGCCATTCGCGATACCGGCCTGACGAATATGTTTGATGTAGTAGCGGTGCAGCGTATCGCAAACGACATGTGTTTTTATGAGCTGGTCGTGTACCTCGAGGAAAACCGCAAAGAATATGCCCATTTCATCCTAACCGGTGAGGCGTAAAACACATCCCTTTCATAACGATATTTGGTGCATTTTCATCTCTGAATTGACTTGCTATTGTGTGCTTTCAGAGCGAATATACACATACAAAAACGAAGGGAGTGCACACCATGTGGAAAGAAGGAAGCCTTAAGATTCACAACAGCATTTTTCATTACTGGATGAAGGTTTACGAGGAAGGTTCCCAGTTTGGGATCGACGGCGGCAGGATCAGCAAGCTGATGCTCAAACGAGATGGCAAGGTCGTATGCAACTACGACAGGGGCTGGGACATAGAGCCCGCCGACCCAGACACGCAGCTTGCGCTTGAACTACTGCTACACAAGGAAAACAGCTAACACAAACAAACTACAGCTTCTTGGAACATGAGCCAACCGGCTCTGTTCCTCGTTAAGCAGCCATGATGGGCTGTATTTTTTATGCCCTGCGAAAGGAGGCGACGGCGTATCAGAAAATTGAAGAAATACTCTCCCACCCGATTTAAAGC